CGAATACATCGACGGTTTGTACCACGAAGCCGATCCGGGGTAACCGTACGACTTGTAAACGGGCGAGTCGACTGGAGTGTAGGTCGTGTTTGCCACGTCCTTCAGAACGGTCGTCAACTGGCACGTCTTTGCGTACGCCACGCCATTGATCGTCTTAGCGCCAAGGCTGAGCGTCAGTGCGTACTGTGCAACCGGGTGATTGGTAGATGCGACTGCGCCAACGCCCTGTCCGAGCGAGGGAGCGGTGATAGTGCCGGGATAATGTGCTTCCGTTGCGACGGTAAGTCCGCCGCCATTGGGGTTGGTGATGTTGGTGCCGGTGACTTGAACAAAAGCCGCGACGTTCAGACCATCAGTCGGATTGTGTTGCGGATTGGGATTTGCCATAACTATTCCTTTTCTGGCTCGTAAGAGCCGAGTTCTTTCGCCAGCGTATAGATTCGCTCTAACCGCCGCTCTACTACTCGAAACGGAACAATTCCACCATTAGCCCGAGACATCGAGCGTTCCATCCAATTCAGCAAGGAAAATTTTGATTTGCTGCCCTGACAAGAAAGCTGCGGACTCTCGTGATGTGAACTGCAACAAGGAACCAAATTACCCGGAATGTGACCGAGAGAAGAATCAATTCGGTCGAGTCCCCAAACCTTGCCATATGGCGGGATTCTCCCACAATAGGCGCAGGGCCGGGGTCTTCCATCCTTTAGGTAATAGTGAATCACCTGTGTTGGATTTGAGAATCCAAACTGGCGTTTCTCTAATTGGTCTGTCCAAATCATACCACGGTATCTTTTTCGGATACACGGATAATAGCCGTTGGACATTTGTTTGGCACGTTGCATAAACTCCATGCCTGCTCGTTTATACCCCACGAGCATCCCGTTCTTTCGCCACTCAACAGCCCAATCTTCTATCGTTCCAATAGGAATTCCTACTCGATCCGATATTTCCTGTTGACTACGTTGTTGGCGCAATAAATCTAAAGTCTTTTGACGTACTTCTTCAGAATGTGCTTTCATAATTCTCCCTAAAAGAATGGAGGGGTGTTTAGGGCACCCCTCCCGCACAGGATCATGACTTCCCGTGTTATTAATTCAACGACTACGATATGGCCGAAGCCGCATCGATCTGACGTTGCCTGATAGTGGTATCCAATATTGTTACTCGTTTACTTTTAACGGGATAGGGCATTTCTGCCTACCTCTGCACATTTTCTATTCTGTGCAGTTCGGACTATCGCATCACCTTTCGGTGTCTTCTCACTTAGTCTCTCACGGTGCCTTGCGGCTTCCGCCCTGTTAGCCATTTCAGCTTCCAAGTCAATCAGAGAAGATTTATTACTCGCCCCAATACTTATCATTTAGGGCCGAGCGACGTAGTGAAGTGAAGCCTGTAAGAAGTCCCAAAAAATCTTACATACTACGTCTATCTAGTAATTAGCGTCCTGCAGCAGCAGACATCACTTTTAATTTACCAGATATAACCTGGACAGACTTTGTATATCCAGGGATCAAACCTTCGGGGTCCGCGACCGTAGGCTCGGCATTTTGGACCACGTTGCACTTAATGTTCTGCCACTCACCGTCGCCGTAGGAAGTGTCACCCTGTGCGCCGAGGTTGATGGCGAACACGCCGTCCTTACCGAAGATGTAAGTACGGAGTGCGGTCAGCCCTGTCACACCACTGTAGTTAATGGTCTTCGTGACAAGGTTGCTCTGGAAGAAATGAACGCCGGTGGACGGCAGTTCAATAACTTCAGTCAGATCGACCGACACCAGCTCATCCATGCGGGCTTGGCCCACAGGGGTGTGCTTCAGGATGTCGATAGGTGAATCGTTGCTGTTGTCAGCGATCACATCGCCCAATGCAAACGGGTGAATGACGCCAGCAAAAGCCTTCGATGCCTCGTCGAACGGACGGATTGCGCGGCCAGCCATGGACTGGACGGAGTTTCTGATCTGCGACAACGACAGAGCAGTGAAGCTCGACGCGCTGGTTGCAGCCAGTTCAACTAGCACGCTAGCGTCGATGCTGGATGCACCGTCGCAAGTCGCACGGACAAGGGCCGAAAGAGATTCGCCCACCCGGTACGACATTTCCTTCGCGACGTTCTCGACGGTCGAGTCAATCGCGGTAGCCAAACTCAGTGAACTGAAATTGGCATAATCTGCGTCAATTGTGTTTAGGAGGTCTAGATCACCCTAGACTCGCTCTCATTGTCACCAATGAGTTCAGACTCTATCTTTACGGCATTACTGCCGATGTTTGACATATTAGTCGTTGGGGATTCCACATCTTCATTATACTGGTGGAGGATTCTCATCTTCTCCCACAGTTGATAACGCCGTTCAGGGTTTTCAACACCCGTCATACGGACGTATTCAAGAGCCGTCAAAGCCTGCTCTCGTTTAATTAACAGGTAAGGCAGTATACCAAGTAGAAACGCTTCGACTTTCTTATGTCCGCCTAAGCAAGACCATTTGAAGCACTGTTTCTTACCCAGTTTACCAAGCGATGTTTCATAGAAATCGCCGCCAAAGTACCGGACCAACCACCGCATCAACCGCTGAGACGTGTTGACTACCGAGATTTTGAGATTATAATTATAGTAGGGCGTGCCGATTTTTGTTTCCGCACAAACCCGACTGATTGAAATACAACCCTCGCAGTCAACCGCCATCGCTGCCATAGCGAGTTTGGTCTTATCCTGTGTCATTATCATGATGTGGTCTTTCCTCCGTCTCTTCTGATTTTACCAGATGTTGACGGATATAGTCAAATTTAAACAGTGAGCAAGCAATTCACTCACCGATAGTCGCAGTCGTATTCAGCACGCTAACGGACAATGAGGAACCAACAGTTCCTTCAGTTGTCTGATTGACGTTTGCGGCCAACGGCACGTACATGAACCAAATAACGTGCGCGACTTTGACTTACGAGACATTCATGTTAAATAATCTCGTACTGGTTGCCGCTCTTCATCGGCAGATCAAGACGCTCTGCGCAACGGACGAACGGGGTCTGTGCCTTCAGGTTCTCACGGAACCGTTTGTCATAATACTTCACCGTGGACTGAGGCAGGTTTGATAGCTGGTTGCCAGCGGGGGAAAAAGACATATGTTTCTATCCCTATGCATTGCTCCGAGTGGCTCGCTTGGCGGCTGCTTGACGATCAAGTTCATCCACCAGTTTTCGGAATTGAGGATCACGTAATTTGATCTTATATTCGTCTGCGGACATCTTAGCAATGTCAGACGAGCTAAGGGTGACACTCGGCATATTAGGACTGCCGTCTGAAGAATTGGAATTATTCAGACCTGAGGGTACTCTAGCTTGTCTCGCTTGCGGTTGCGCTGGGGGAGTAATCCGACTCTCTGCTGCAACGGGAGCCGGGGCGACCGACTCCGTAACCTTCGTCTCTACCACAGGGGCAGGAACGGGAGGAATTGCCTCACGCACGATTGGCCTGTCAGCAAGCAATCCGCATCCTGACAGATGTGAAAGGGCGAGTTCAAAGTTCGCGACGGTTGGATTGAGCCCTTTCTTTACCATCCAATCCGTCAGTAGTTGTTTGTTTTCCTGACAAGGATAAAACGAATCCTTTTTGGCCGCTTCAAAAATATCATAGTTCTGGCGGGCCATAACTGTCAGGGTTTGAATCTGCTGTTTATTGAATTGTTCCCTCAACTTCGTGGGTGACAACCCAATCGCGGCTTCAAACAAGGTGTTAACGGCTTCAACAGACTTCGCGGGGTCTTGCAAATCCTGCGAGAGCGTGAAGCGCTCGTCCGCGGTCAACTCACGCGGCTTCAATTCCATGACATCCTGAAATTCAGCATCCGCAGACGGTTTAACTTCATCCGTTATGCCGAGTTGCTGCTTGCGCGAAACCTCACGCAATTTGCGCTGTAGAAGGACGTTCTGTTCCACCAGCTTAGTGGCCAACTCGTCCTGTGTTTTATACTTGATAACCTGCTTGCCACCCATCGGACGACCGATGTCATCTGTCGGCTGATACTCGTACCGCTGTTCTGGCAGTTCAACTGGAGCGGGCGGCTCAACTGGCGCGACGGGCTCGACCGCTTCAACTACCGGCGCGACGGGCTCAACCACCGCGGGTAGTTCTTCGGCGGGCGGGCCATCCAGTACCACAGGTGCTACAGGCACGCGATTCACACGCGCTCGAAATTCAGGGTCCGACAACTTCTGTCGGTACTCATCTGCGGGCATCTCCTCGATTGCTCGCAGTTCTTCTAAAGAAAGTTCCTTTGGTTCTGACATACTCCTCCTTATTGAAAGTCTTGTGCTACCTCGGATATTTCAGGGTTGTCCATCGTACCCAATCGCATTGCGTTGTACTTGTGCAGGTTCAACTCGTCACTGAGGCGAACCATGAACTCCTGATAGAACAGTGTGGCGGTTTGCGCCGCCGCATGCTTAGCCAAAATCTCCTCAGGTTTTGTCGAAGGGGTGTTCATCAAGTTATGATTGAAGTCCCTTATGGCATTGAGCATTAACTTCTGAGTCAGGTCAAACCCTTCTGTCTGCGCGTATGCACTCAATATGGCCCGCTGATCTTCGCTTAGCTTGAAGTCAGGCATCGCCATACTCGAAAGCTGCACGGTATCTTTTGGATCAATCATACTCCTCCTAAAAATGTAGGGGCTGATTTTCACGTCTGAGGGAAGCCCCGGCAACCCGCGAATGATTTTAAGTGGGTTTAGCATGCACTTCCTCACTCAAGGATAATCGCGTATCCTAAAGAGGGTATCAGCCTCTTGTTAGTGACCTTATCGCAGTCACCCATGCCGGGTATCAATCCGGTGCGCCCGCAATAACGGGTGATCCTACACCACAGACGGCTGCATTCCCTCAAGCCCGCCCGTACTTGGCATGCCCTCGGTTGCTTCTTCCAATCCGTTCGCCTTTGCTGAGGCGACAACCAGATCGCGCTTGATGCGATTGTCTGATTGCTGGTTTTCAAGTTGTGATTTCTGAGAAAACTGCTGTTGGCTCTTAGCTTGCGCTGCCGCTAGTTGATTTTGCTGCATCGCGGCTTTCGAGTTAGCAGCACGCTTTGCCTTCATCGCTGGCGTCAATGGTTTGATGATATCATTCTCGTTCTTCCACTCAGAGGCTTCCAGCCACATGCGAAGGATCGGCTTGAAGTCAATGTACTCTTCATTGATCTCCGCGAGGCTGTCTTGAATCTGCGGATTCTGGAGAATCTGAGTCAGCATGACCATCGACTGAGCCATAGTGCGCTTAGCCGAAAGTGATGCGCCCGCGAGAACTTCATACTTGATCTGGGCATCGTGGAACTCTTGCATGTCAAGGTCTTTGACATATGCATCGCCCTTTTCCTTGCCGAGCACTGCGAGGATCGCGGCGTCCGACATGATATTAAAGACCATCCAATCAAGCACCCCGAGGAATGGTTTGAAAACCTGCTCGATAAAATTATCAAGTGGGCCATCTAAACGTGTTGCGCTTGCACCCGCGAGGATATTAGCCCCACCTGCGGTCCTGCCCATAGAAGACCTTGGGCCAGCCGAAGAACCTTGTACTAACTGTTGATCTGCGCCGGAACTCGATTCTGTAGCCTGCTCTGATTCTTTCAGAGCATTCCAGATGTCATTGGGAACCTTGGGCGTTTCCATCAGGCGATATGATTTCTCGGTGTCACCGACAGTCAGAATTTTGCCGAGTCCGGTTCGAATCATCTGTGTCGGAGCACTATCGTCACGATGCCGCAGATAGATTGGGTTTACGCCGAAGCTGAGAATTTTCAGGATGGCGTTAATCGTTCCTTGATCAACGCGCTGGTTCTGCCCGACAATGAGTCCGAGACCCATGCCATAAAATGCTTTCGGGCGGTTCCACCAGTTAGACGACAGGAAATTGATCTGGTTGAATTCGTTCTTGCCGCTGTAAAGCACAGTGCGCTGATTGAGCACCATGATTTTGCGGCCATTGTCCACGTATTCCATCACTTCCAGTTTAGTCCGCAGGGGGTCAGGGCTTACTCGCATGTTGACTTTCATTGCGTGGTGAACGACGCCCTCGATGTAACTAGCCTGCTCTGTTTCCAAAAGTTGGGCCTGCTGGTTACTCGTAGCCCAGAAAGTTTTCAAGACTTCATCGCTGATATCTTTCCAGCCGAGGATAGCATCGCCATCTTCGCCGTCTTTTCGGGCGTTACGCACGGCAGTAAGAATATCTTTTATTTGGTAATAATCCATGTATCGGACATCGATGACCCATCCGGCTTTACGGATATCACTTACTGCGAGTTGCGGGTCTACAAGAACTTTGTCAACTGGACGCCATTCAAAAAACGGCACTGGAACAAACGTCTCCTTGGTCTCGATAGAAGGTGGTTCATCCGTTGGTACTGTGACGGATTCATCCCCACCCTCGATTTTCACCTTGGTAGCCTTGCGTGTGTGCTTACAAACTTTCTTCCAGTCATACCCCCACTTGAAGATGCCAGTTCCTAGGAACGCCATCTGCTCAAGACCCCACTTGGTCTGGGTTTTGAAATCACAATCTCGTAGGATGAACGAAAATAGCGTTGACTTAGCGTCCGCGATCTCCTGTGAAGTGCCGGGCATTGGCCGCAGGACCATTGGCGGATCGTCGTAGAATAATCCCTTATAAAGCTGGGGCACAACTGCGTTGCAGACTTTCGCAACTGTAAACCGCTGGACGTTTGGCTCAAGGATGTAAGTGTTCTCGTATACTGTCATAGGACGCGGGGATTGATACAGCAGGTCCGCATCTCTCCACAACAAACTCCCAAATTTGTTACTGCCATTAGGCAGGGTTGATCATTTCTGTCAACCTCTCATGGTTTATATTCCACATGAAGTTCGGACTATTGCTTCATCTTTCGACGCCCTCTCACTTAGTCTCTCACGGTGCTTTCGCTTCCGCCTCGTCTCCATTTCAGGGTTCCGAGTCAATCAGAGTGGGTTTTAAGACAGCAGGTTTGTTTACTGTCTGTTGGCTATGTATGCCTTGGCATTAGCGGCGGATTGCACAACTAACGCTAATTCTGCATCCTTTACAACGATCTCACCTTCCGCATTGAAATCTGAATCGACAAGTTGTCGGTTAGGATTACCATGTGTATTCTGCAGATCGTCTAGCCTTATTTTTTCTACAGCGGGTTCATCGGGCATTGGCTCTCCTTTGCTTTTTCCTAGCACGATATTCTCTATTACGAAGAGCAGCTAAGCTAGGATTCTCTGATCTCCTACGTATGTTGGATTCAGCGATAGCGGGATTGGGTACGCCCGTTTTAGCGATGCTCAAGTTTTTACGATGCTCGGCGGATTTAGGAATTCCTCTCATTCCCAATTTGCACTTCGCGATATGTTCAGGGGAATTCTTGTACCCAGTTCGCGTAGCCCCACCCGTACCGCCCTCAGCCAGATTATACCCAAATTCAGGCACCCTAGCATCAGTCGTACGAATAAAAAATCTCTCCATCTCGTTTAGCTGCTGTTTGTCAATTGCGCGAATCAACGATGTGATGACAAAACTCTCTGGTCCATATTTGCGTATTGCTCGATATAAAACAGGCTTATCATTCCATCTATCAGCAGAAACTGCACGTCTAAAATTCAATTTCAAATACGCCGACAAATCTCCACAATGCTGGCCTACATAAATCTTATCATTCACCATGTTGGTAATGGCATAGACGTGCATACTTTCTCCTCAACTAAAAAGATCGGCGAACGGATCAGCAGTCTCACGCGCATCCTGCTGTTGGTTATGGACTATGTCAGCCAATGACATGTCAGGATTCTCAAGCTGCATTTCTTGCGCATTTAACTTCGCGTAAGCGTTGAGCCCATAGACCCTATCGTAATTGGGCCTCGCAAATGGATCAGGGTTGAAGTCCGCTTGCTGGGCGGTTGTCCTCGCTTCCATGTCTGCGTAACTCGAAAACTGATTGACTAGGATCGCAAGTGCATCGACTATGTCATCGTGTGTAGCGGCGGCGGTGCCAAACTTGGAGAGTTCATCATACATCTCTTCCTTGCCCGGCATAGCAAACGAGAACAAGAGCCGTTCATCGCCCAAGAGTCTGAGCACCGGCTTTGCCTTGATCTGCTTCGCGTTGGTCTTTTTTCCTACACCCAGAGAGACGAATTCAATATTCGCCCGAACTCGAAGTGCGTCCATCTCTCTGTAAATCTCTCTGCCCAACCATTTGACGCCGACCGATTCCTCTATGCAGAGACGTTTAGGTCTCCACTTCAAAACGGTGCCCGCGATTATCTTAGGCAATTCGTATTCGTTGAACCGGCCCCGCTGCATGTCTATAATGTAGAACTTCCCACCATAGATCAACGCTGTAATGATCACCGTATAGTCCGCCCACGACTTCGTCGAATAAGCAGTGTCAATCGCGGTAACGATCATCCCTGTGCCGGGAATCAAGTTCGACTGGATTGTACGCCGTACAAGGAGTTCGCGGGGGAATTTGATGACGTGCATCTGGGTCGGGTCGTTGAGATACTTGATCGCGAACCAAGGGTCAGTTTTCTTCTTGTACTGTAGAACTTCGTAAGTCAATGCATGGGGATTATCAGACTCACCGAACCAAAGCCCCCAATCTTCTTTAGTCATCTCCTCCGGTATCTTCCCCGCAGCAACTGCGGCGGCGTTAGGCCACCAACAAGCCCGCAAATACACTTTCATCGGGAAGTCTTCGCCGTCATCTTCAAACTTTTTCTTGTTCTTAATGTCCTGACCGTACGTGTCTTCACTATCATACCACGTTCCGATCTTATCGTAGAATCCAAATGGATGCAAAATAGCTTGGTTGATGCTGACTTGCTTATTGATGTTCCTGATGCGATCAACTGTCTGAGAGTTTTCGTTCGTGACTACGTCGTCCAGCTTCAGGACGCATACGTGCCAACCAGCTAAGTTCTGCTCGATTGATGCAGCGCAAACCGTACTCTCTTTTTCCACTTGACTGACCGCGGGCGTCTGGTACTCGTACGCCTTACCATCATCCATAGGGATGCAGTGTTCCGCAAAAAGAACTTGAAATAGACTAGGAGTACCGTCTCGCATTGTGCGAGCTTTATAAGCCTTCTTGTTTTTCTTTGGCGCAAATATGCCCAAGAATTCGTCACCCGCGTCTTCCAATGTAAAATGACCTTTGATTTCTTTTACAAAATCCTCGGCCAAACCGAGTACGCCAGTCAGAATCATGATCGTTACTTCAGGGAAGTTACACACCCACTGAACACAATCCGCCATGTCCATCGTGCTTTTGAAACCGCCACGAGGTACGAGCAGCAACCGTTCCGTCTTATCAATGTACGCTAGTGCAAACGCTTTGAAGGAGGACAACGTCGGGTCTTTGCGGACAAAGAAGGAGTTACAAATAGACTCGTGGGTTGTATGCACTGTCCCATCCATCCATGTATACTCATGCTCAGACATTTCATTGTAGCCAAGAAGCTTGCAAAGTGCGAATAAGTTTGTCTGGGCCATGAAGCGACAATCAACTATCAGACTGCTATCACTAGGGATTCCGTAGTGGGCGCAGACCTTAAGCACCTTAGCTTTATTCGCTTCCAACATGTTCGCGGAAGCGTGCAACGCCTTGGCATGAAACTCTTCATACGTCAAGTCGCGATACTGATAGTTCTTGTCTTGCATGTGCTTATTCAGCCATGCTTGAAGTTGTTCTACAGTCACGACTCCTCCGAATATGATTTACATCCCTGCGGGCGGTGCTCCTGCGCCAGAAGGCGGCATCGCGCCTGCGGCTTCTGCCGGGGGCATCTCGGGTTGCTGCGCTTCCATCGTAGGTACGTGCTCATCCATATGGGCCTGCAATGCCGCTCCATCTTTTGCGGTATGCTCTTCCATCTTATGAGCAGGGTGGTGATGATGATGCTCTATAATATGAGAACCATCCTTCGCCTTACGCACGCGAATTTCTTTGAGGGATTTCTTTGGCTGCTTGTCGCCCTCAGTGATCTTGCTGTAAATATTTGCCATTGGGTTGTCCTTTGCTGGTATGACCGCTTCACCTTTGTGTAGAACAGCAGGGCCGGTCTCCGGTACAGAATCCGTACCGTGCTTATAACTTGGTAACTGGGTTGGAAGTTTCTTGACCATGTCACTTACATCAATACGCGTCTCTTTTCCCTTGGTACCATAAGGGCCAGTCTTGATTTTGTCAACTTTCATCGGTGGCGCGGGCGTGGGAGAAACAACAGGAGTCATAGGAGCGTTTGTTACGTCCATAGCCGCATTAGTCTGTCGTTTGCGCTCTGCGGAACCGGGATCATTTTCATCTGTAACATTCTTCGGCATACTAAACCTTTCCAAAAAATTGTGGCAGCGATTTCCATCGCGTGCGTGCGTGAGCCCGCATTCCCGTTTTTGGGTCATATTTCGGGTATAACGTACGATACTTTCTTTCTGCCGCAATGAAGCCTTCATTCATCTCATGAATAGCCCTTAAAAACATTAGCATCATAGTCGGTCCACGATGATGCCCTGAATTACAGGCACATAAAACCCTATCGCCTTTATCGTATCGCTCCTTCAAAAAACGAAGACCGATATCGATCATTTCGTCAGGAATTAAGGTTGGATCGTCCACGTCGAGGCAATTCAATGCCATAAGATTGCCCCGTCTGGCGGCAAGATACTCTTTACCTTGGGGGGCTCCGGGGGTATCATACCCCACGACTTCGCGATGACAGTCAGGTCCGGCTTCTTTACAACACCGCAACCAACTCCATCCTTTGTGATTTTTTACACGAGAGTAGTCCTCATTACCCCCTACCCAAAGGTTTTTTATAATCTCTTCCATTGGGCAATCTCCTTTACCATTTGCAAGAATGTATCATAGGGAGTATCAAGTTTTGTATAATTAACTTCCGTGCAGCACGGAACACAATTATCCAAAGTATAACCCTTTTTGCTGTCTTTTCGATCAATCCCGCTGTAAGTAAAAACTTCACCTGATCTTGCTACGAACTGTTTACTAGGCGGACGGCCTGTATAGTAACAGGGTTTTGTAATTATGCTTTCAAACTGCTCGTCAGTTAACTCCCAAACAAATCCCTTTTTCAAAGCAGAACGCTTGTAAGTATCCCTGACATGCCTAAAAGCAGCACCCGGTCGAATACGACA